GAACCTGAGTAGATTACGTTTGTACCGCCGCGAAGTGCTGTCATAGCAAGTGCGTCGATTGAATCTGCCTGGTTACGTGCCATCAAAGTAACGATATCTGGGTCGATATCTGTTAATGAGAACAGCTTAAGAGCACGTGTGTTGGTTGTTGCGTTACCGAACTCTTGCATTGTGATGGTAACTGATGTTGGTGTTCCAACTGTTACGCCATCGATATCTGCAGTCTCTGAAAGAGCTGTAGTTGCAAGTGCTAGGTCAGCATGCTTCTGTAGAACAACAATGTTACCGTTGTTTGTAGGAGCTACTGGACGCTTATCGGCTACTGCACGAATTAGTGGTTCATCGCGAAGAGCAAATTCGATAGACTTATCGTATGCCTTCTGGACTAGACCAGCGTTACCAGCAACGCCACCAAGAGAAGCAGAGTCTGTTGATGTGAAATTTGTTGCCAAGGTGTCACCTCCAAGTGACTAGATGATGTAAATTACAAGTTTACGACGAAGCGAGGATTCGAGCTAATTCCTCTGGGCTATTAGCCGCAGCGATTCTCATCTCTAAATCTTCAACTCTGTCTGGGGTAGTCGCACCCTGCGTGATGTTTTCCTGTCGCTTTAATTCCGAACGGTCTTCATCACTAAGTACAGACTTGCTTGGTGCTTCATAGTTAAATACGTCGCCTTCGTTCTCGAGCCAGGTCATAATTGCCTGTTCGTTAACTTCGCCTTCGATATCCTTGAGTACTAAGCGTGCTGCCTTTGGGTTTGTAATACCCTGCTTTTCTAGGACTTTACGAACGGTATCTTCGCGGTCTCGTTTCTCGTAAGTTGATAACTTACCTGTGAGTTCACCGAGTTCCTTGTCTTTCATTTTCAACTGCTTACGTAGTTGTTTAACAAGGTCACCACCTGTAGGTTCATGACTCTCTACAGTGTCGATATCGTCTTCTTCGTCCCAATAGTTGTTGCTCATTGCAACCACCCTTCTATCTTTTGTTTGATTAGTGCGTAGGCCACAAGTCATGTCTGGGGAAACATGGTTGGCTCCTACTATCCAGTCTCTTACACCTGATGGGGCTGGTCGGTCCATCTAGGGATTCTTTATTAAATTAAGCCGCGATTTTGAGATGCAAGTGAACGACTTCCGATTGTACCTGCTTGGCCTCGGAATCGATTTGCTTCTCGTTGCGCTGCTGCTTCGATAGCCATCTGTTGCTGGATATCGTTGTAGAATACTGACTGCTGTAATTGAGACTGCACATCGCTAGTCTTAACACCCTTGCCAGCTTCCATTTCTTGAAGCTTCTGATAAGTGCCTAAGTCGCGCTTAACCTTACCAAAGCCAGTCAATGATTCATCATAACCAAATCCTCGAGCAGCAATATCGCCTGCTGTCTCCATGCTTACATCTAAGCCTTGAGTTCCAGCTGCTGACAGTACAGATACCTGCTTTACCTTCTTAGAAAGGGCTGCAGCGCCTTCTGGGCCCGTTAGAAGAGCCTTTGCTAGTGAAACCCTATCAACACCAGGGAAGTAGGTTGATAGCGTATCCTTAAGCGCTTTAGGGGCATTGTCGATGGTAGTGAAGACATCACTAATGATGTTTCCAACTTCCAATACTGACTTGCCTGTACCGATGATATTACCTAAAAATTCTTGAGTTGCTAAGTCTCCAAGACCTGCCTGGTTTAGAACCTCACCCATCTTAGCTTCGGCTTGGAAGAACTCTGCAATGGTTGGAACCTGGACTGCCTTACCTTCTTGGAACATCTTATTAAGAGCAAAGATACCTTTGAAGCGGTCAGTGAATTCTGGGATAGCACCCTCTTCTTTAGCCTGATACATAGCCAAGTTAAGAGCTTCGTCAACTGTAGAACCTGTCTTGTAAAAGCCAGATACCAAATCATAAAGCTTTGAGAGGTATGCTTTGTTAGCCTCAGAGCGTCCAAAGACTAGAGCAAATGTATTCTTGAATGTATCTAATGCAAGGGTACGTGTACTTCCCTGAGACATTCCAGACGAACCTGGAACAGGTGAACCATCTGGAAATACATCTGGATTCTGCATAGCATTAACTTCTGCAATTGTTTTCTTAGCCTCTGCTACAGCTGCTTGGGTAGCAGCATCTGTTTCAGCATTAGCAGCTACAGCCTCAGGACTAATAACATCCTTCATGGCTGCATCAATAGCAGCTTGGTTAGCCGCAATCTGCTTTCCAGCAGCAGAAACACGGGCATTGGTTAGACCAGAGACAGTCTTCAATGCAGCCTTCTTAGCAGCAGGTGTCTTAGCGGTCTGAGCTTGTTTTAATAAATCTTCCGCAAACTTCTGTGCACCTGTGGCATTTGTACTACCACCGCCCGTTGCTTCTATTGCCATTATACTCCTCCAGTAAATGCCCTAATTAGTGAAGTAGCTGCATTACGTGCAAGCTCATTAGCTGCTGTAGTTGATTGCCACTTAGGGTCATTGCGTGCTTCTCGCAACGCATCTGTATATGAAAATGTTGTTTCTTTGCCGTCTGCTCCAGTAGGTCGTAACCACTTAGCCACAATTGGATTATCAAATCCGATAGTGTTAGCGTCTACTTCCCATTCTTTAGCAAGCATATTGATGATTGGGTTAGCGATATCCTTAGTAGTCAAACCAGGTGTAGCCTGGAATCGAGATGCTAGATTAGGATATTCCTTGATAGCAATCTGGCTTAATTCAGCCTTAAAGCCATCTAAAGTTTTTTTACCCATTGCAATATCTTTAGCTGCTGCAACTGCTTCGGTATCAGAAAACCCAAGTAAGTTAAAGTCCTTAACTGCCTGCTGTACTTGCTGTAGAGCTAAGAGATTTCCACCCTTTAGGGTAGCTGCTTGACCAAAGTTAACCTTAGACCAGAGATAGTTTTTAGCAAATTCTGTTGGCTTAAAGAATGATGGATACTCAGCCTGAACAACTTCGTTCATGATAGACTGAATAGCATTCTTGTCTGTACCAGGTTTTACTCTTGTCTTTACAGACTTAACAACCTGCTCAATTTGCTTATTCTGTTCTTTGTCGAACTCTTCGATAAACTTCTGAATATCAGCATTAGTTATCTCGCCGCCAAATTCGATTGACGTGCCAGCCTGCTCAAGCAAGGCCCGAGCAGATGCTGGTGTCAAACGTGTAACGGTTCTAGAACTTTGAGACTGGTCTTGGTCGCTAGCTGTAGCATCAAGGTTTTGGTTATTAAGAGCAGCTAGAACGATAATTGCTTGCTCTTTAGTATAACCTTGCTTGATGAGGTCTTCTAGTGTAACCACTATACCACTCCCTTTAGGTTGTCATTGTCAAAGTAATTGCTGATAATTTGTCGTAGTTCAGGATGAACCGTAGTTGAGAACTCTTGAAGTCTATCTAAGTAGTTGCTCTTGAACTCAGACTTGCGCTTATCTCCAGATGGATACGAATCGTAGATAGTCACAGCCAATGTACGGAAATTCATAAACTTCTTAATGTCTGACCAGTAAGTTGAATCCTTACGGGACTTCATGAAGTTGTTGTCTTTCAGTGCGTATTGGAATGCTCTAGCGTATTCCCAAGCAGAATTACCAGCCTGGCTATTCATATACTCATTCCACCATTCAGGGCTTTGTTCTTTGAATAGGCTATTAGCCAATTGTTCAAGTACTGCCTGACGGCCAGGATAAGAGCGAAGGCTCTTCCCTTCTGGTATATTTTCCAACATCTTCTCTTTAAGAGCAGTATACTGTTGCCATGTACGGTTCTTCATGCGAAGCTTTTCAACTTCCTGAGGAGTCATCTTTAGCATATTTACTAAATTACTTCCACCAGGTAAAGTGAGGTTAGGGTCGCGAAGCTTGTTAGCAATCGCAAGACTTCTATCCTCTGGGTCAACTCGCATGTCTCTTGTTAAGATTCCGATGAGTGAAATATCGCCTTGCTTGATACCAGCAATGTCGTTAACCAACTTGTCGTTATCTTTAAAGATTAAATTCCATGCTTCAACGGTTTCTGGGATATTAGCCCTTGTTGTCTTTGCATTGAAAGCAACGCGGTCTAGCATAAATCCAGGACCCATAGTTTGAAGCATCTCATCGCCAGCTAATCTCTTAGCTTCCTCAAATGTTCTACCATTAATCTTGTACTTATTAAGCAAAGCATAGTAGTAGGTTTCAACGAGGTCCATCTTATTGGTTGATACCTTGTAAGGTACACCAAATGGAGACATAAATGAAGACTTAGCTTTTTCTTGGAATAGGCCTTGAGTCTCTTTAATGATTTGTGCTTCCGAAGGCATCTTCTTCTCTATACCCAAGTCGATTAACATCTTGTGGTAATTGAATACTGATTCCCAGGATTCCTTAAAGTCCCTACGACCAGAGTCTCCAGTAATACCATTATAGGCTGCTGTCAACCAAGGTGGGTAGAAAGCTTTAGTTACAGATGTAGGCGCACCATATGGAAACCATGTTTCATATAGTGGACCAAGAGCCTTCTTGACCATATCCTCTGTGCCATCGAAGTGCTGCATAATCTGACCAAAAGTTACACCAGTAAATACTGATGGGCTTGCCCAGTTAAGCATAAATCCGATTGAACGAGCATTTAGAAGAATGCCATCTCCGTTACCCTTTAACCAAGGAATATCCTTAGTGCCAGGTACCATTAGATATGCAATCTCGTTAATGTCATCTGTAGGATTGCCGTTCTTGTCCACGCCAAAGCTTTGGAAAGCCGCACCGTATGAATGTAAGAACTGTGCTGTGCGAACAGGATTCTTGACAGCCAATCTACCATAGCGGTAGAAAGCATTTAGCGTAGCAGTAGGGAAAGCAACCGCTAATCTAGCTCCATGTAGCGCACGGTTCTGACGGCGTGTTGTATAAAGAGTTTTTTCTACTTCTTTAATAGCCTGTTTCTGTGCTCCGCTGCGGAGTGCTTTTAGCTGTCCAAGAGTAACATCTACACCCTGTGACTTTAGATATGCAACCTTTTGGGCTACGATATCTGTAGCAATCTTATCAAAGTATGCTTCACGGATAGGATTTTCTGCAGATGTAAGCTTTTGGAAAACGCTATTCATTGACTTAACTGTGAAGTTTTCGATTCGCTCGAACCAGTTTCTACCAAGAATATCGTTTTCAGCATATCGGAAATCGGTTGGCTGGATGTTGAATAATTCATCGCTGTAAGGCGCTAGCATCTTTTGTAATTCTTGAGAGGTTACTTCCTTCTCAAAAATAGTTAAACGCGCTTCCGCAGATGGGAACATGCGCTTAATCATGCCAACTTGGTCCTGTACGTAGCCAAGAATCTCGGACTCATCTAGGAGTCCAAATGTCTCAACATACTTCTTGCCCTCAAAGCTTAATGCCCAATCCATAATCTCATTAATAGATTTACCTTGTAAGATTAAATCCATTAAAGGTTCTTGACGGATATAGCGATTAGCAATGTTTGCTAGTTCTTCAAAGTAAGTAGGGGAACCAACCACAGTTGGAGCGTTAGGAGTCTTGCGCTGGATTGCAGCTTTTCGAGTTCCTACTGATAACTCATTCAAGAAGTTTAGTTCTTGAGTCTGAGAGTTACTTACCTCTGCTCTAATAGCACGAACATAATTATCACCATTAGGGTCATTAACGAATGAATCAATGTCTACATATTCGCCAGTTTCAGGAAGGTACTTATGGTGAGATGTCTTACCTAGGTATTCTTTCTTGTACTTAGCGCTCTTGCCCCATACGTTAGCCTGTGCAGTCTGAGATTCTCCAAGTTCCTTAAGGATTGAATCTACATCATCCCAAGCCTTAGCTAACTGGTCTTCAATATCCTGGATAAGCTTAGGGTTAATCGTTAGATAATGAAGACTATCCTTATATCGATTAACAATATCTTTGATGTTTGCTTTCTTTTGTGGATTCCATCCAGCTTGCTGTACTTTAGCACGGATATTATCGCCAGTCTTTCTCTCCAAGAAGGCAATACGACGCTCTAACATTGTTAGGCTAGGCACTGCTTCTGGAGCACCATGAGGTGCTAAGGCTGAACGATATTCAAGCTCTAGTTTATCAAGTAGCTTACTTGCCGCCTCTAGTTCCTTACGAACAAGTGGAGCATATTGCTCTTTGATTGCTGGGCTTGTACCGCTTAGAATCTTCTCAAGTTCAACTTGAAGGTTGTCCTTGATACCAATTGCTGTCTGTAAGCGGGCTTCAATATTCTCAACAGTCTTATTAACTGCTTTATATTCAGCATAGTTCTTGCTACGGCTTAAAGAACCAAGTACCTTATTGCGGCCATTGTATAGACCACGCATTGTAAAGGTCTTTGCAGCAGCGCGTGCTGTTTGAATACCATCAGCTAAGAACACGCTAATAATCGGTTCTAAGAATGACTGCTTTGCAATAAACGATGGACGAGCCAAAACGTCAAATGTCCACAGACGTGATAGGTCATCATAGAGATGCTGCATACCATCTTTAGCGTAAGCGACTGGACCTTCTACTGGTTTCTTAGAATTGTATATGAACTGACGTTCAATCTTATTCCAAGGAGTAAACTGGTATGATTCAGCTAACTGACGTAATGTCTGTGCATTGGTTCTAATAAATGAACCATCAACATTTGTAGCATAACCATTAGATTGCAATCCCTGGCGAGAGCTATTGATTGACTTACGCATAGATGAAATCTGTGCGTCAATAACCACAGTATTCTTATGTCCATTTGCATATGCAAGCATGTGACCAACCTTACGGTCAATCTCTTCTAATGCCTGGACGAATTCAACATCCGTCTTCGCATTAACAAGCATTGCATCAAATTCGCGACGTACATCAGATACAGGGCGGAATTGACCAGGAGTCCATTCTACCATCTTTACCTTAGGGCCCTTTACGGCCTCTTTAGCGCCAACATTGAATATAGAAATGTCATCTAAGAATGCTGCTAATTCTTGACGAGCATCAAATGCGCGTACGCTAGAATTAGTTACTAAACCTAGAGGCTTATATCCTAACCCCTTAGATACAATCTTTACAAATTCTGTAACTGGCTGTCCCGCACGGCTTCCAAAACGAAGACTTGCAATATGGCCAAAGTTCTCAAAGTCTTTGTACTTTAGAGCAGAACCCATTTGCTTTGCAGCAAGGTTCATATTTACGTACTCATCAGTAAAGAACTTAGGAGTAGCTGGCATATAATCCAACTTACCCTCAGCCTTAATGTTGTACTTATCGTCTAAGAATGCTTTACGTAATTCATCAAAGCGTGGGTCACGGGCAATAGCCTGGTCCATAGCATCTTTGATGCGCTGAGCAGCAGCCGCTGGAGGGACATATGGTTCGCCAGTCATGAGAACCTTAGCACGAATCTGAGAAGGCACATCAGCCATTTCAAATAGGTGGTCTAAGTTGGTCTCAGTAAGACGAATCATTGCATCGATGTCGCCCTTATCTGCAAGGACAATATCTAGCGCAGCTTCCTTAGTTGATACTTGCTTTAGAATTGGAATTAAAGCTTCGTTGTTGGTATAATCTTTAATAATTTCTGTGATTATACCATCATCAGTTGTATCTGCTATGGTACGCATGTGGTTAGCCATTGTATTTAGCTTACCCTCAGCACCGTTGGTATCCATGTAACGGAAGCCATCAAGGACTTCTTTCTGGATTTCAGCCACAGCCTTATTGGCAGTAAAGCCTCCAGATACTAAAGCTGACTTTACGCCAGCATTTACAACCTTACCTACAATACCTAAAGCTGCGTTACCTAGAACAAAGTCTCCAGGGCCAGTAAACCAACGACCGATAATGTTATCAGAGAAGTTCTTCTTGATGCTTTCATCGTTCCATAAGTCTACCTGAGCAGTATCAATCTTACCCTGCTTTAGAACAAATGAAGAAACTCCACCTGCAAGAGGTATTAAATCAGACTTGGTTAGGGTGACCATTGGGCTTACATACTGAGCACGGTCCCATGCACGCTTGATATCTGTAGCCTGAAAACCCTCTTCATAAGGGCCAGCCTTGTATAAAGGTGAATTAGTGTCTGATAGTAAGCCAACAGTAGACATAGTACGTGTGATTGGCTTATACACTTCTTCATCAAATTGTTTTGCAACTTGAAGGATTAAGTCATTGGTTTTGCCAACAACTGTACGGTCGAATTCTTTTACCTGACCAAGTGCAGATTGAACCTTAGTGCGAAGTTCTGTTTCTTTCGCTTGCTGTTCTGCTGGCTTAGATGGTTCGCCTAACATGCGGATACCTGTGTCTACAACAGTATTAATTGCTTGACGAGCAGGCCCTAATGTAGCGATATCTTTAGCGGTTTCAAATACACGCTTCCCAGCTTCTGAACCAGTAATGGCATTAAATGCAGACTTTCCAGCACCTTCAATGGTCTTGAGAAAGTTCTCTAGTAATGACATTACTACCTCCAATTAAAATTTCTTTTTGTCATCCCCTTGTACTGGCTTTCCAGTTACTGATTGGATGAATAAATCGCGCTCCTCTGGAGATTCCCAGGGAACCATTGCAAGTTGCAAGGCAATTGCCGCATTCTCATAGCCGAAAGAATTTGCAAACTTGTTTACATTATCAAATAGGCTACCAGGTAACCATGTTGCCATTATTGCACCATTAAGAAGTTGACGAAACGCTTATATGAATCAGGCGCATCTTCCATTTGAGCAGCTTGTAAAAGTGCTGGCATATATTTATTGATGATTGCTCTGTTCTCATCAGGACGAGTATTGGCATCAATATTCTTTGGTAGCACATCTGAACCAGGTCCAGGACCGTAGTCAACACCAGCTGTAATAGGCTCGTCTGGAAAAGCTGTTGGGCTCATCAAATCACGTAGTTGTGGTAAAGCTGGAGATGCAGCAGGAGCTGCTTGAGCCATAGGCGCTGATGCTTGCTGTGCCATCATTTCCTGTCCTTGTCCATATGGTAAACCAGATACGTAACGCATTGGTTGCTTTCCGCTCTGTCCATTACCACCAGTTGCTGAGATATTTGCAGGGTTGTTCTGAGAGGCGGTAGGACGATATCCTCCACTATTTTGATTACCTGCCATTGTATCTCCTAATTCTTATATTGTTCCACAGAATGGAACGGAGGTGCTGTAAAAGCACTAATCTTTGTTGCTATTTCTAAAGCTTCAATTCCATCAGCTCCAGCATGTAGCGCACCAAGTGCGTAAGGAGCTCCTGAACCTACAGCATAGAAACCAGACTCATCTCTAGTTACAGATAGTTCCTGGTCCACATCGAATAGTTCACCATTAAATGCAATGATAAAATGGAAACGAACATCATTCTTTTCTTTAGGCTCATCAAAGTTATACCCATTTGCTTCCAATACTTTACGAATTGAAGGCATAACCTTGGTAATCATAAACTTATATGGGTTCTTCCTATCCAGAGAAGTAGGCTCTGGTGGGTTCCACATATTTTGTACAATATCGCAAGGCAGTACTTCACCACTACCAGCTACAATAAAGGCTCCACGCTTAGCATATTTAAGCATGTCAGGGTGTGTATAGATGCGACCATCGTCATCAGTAACACGTGAGTCTACGTGAAGCTCACAGTAGTAATCGTGTTGTATTCCAACAATGGTCGTCATCTTATGTCCCCTTATATTAACCTCTTGTAACTACTCTTCCTGTTGTATTTCCAGAAGAGCTTAATGCTGATAGTACTGTTTGGATATCAGGTGCCTGTTGTGGCAATTGCATACCTTGTGGAGAGCCTCCAGCCAGCGCTTCCGCAGGAGCAGGGGACGGTTGCTCTACTGACTGAGTTGGAGCACCAGCTGGAGGAACTTGTGCTTGAGGTGTAAAGACAGTTTCGATTGCGTCTTCCAGCGCCTGTCCCTTTTGGCGCAGTTTAATTACCTCAGCAATTTTCTTAACCACATCAGTAGCATCCTGACCAGCAGTAGCCATCTGTGGAATTGCCTGTGTATAGGCCGTCAAAGAGTTGAGTAGAGAATCACGAAGCTTCTCAATCTCAATCTTTTCAAGTTCTTGAGTGACGTTTACAGTGAATGGTAATTCACGCATAGCCATATCTTTAGAGATAAGACCGCCACCTAATGCCTGTAGCATAAAGACAAGACCCTGAGCTGGGTTTAGACCAGCTAACATACCATAACGGACATCTGCAGAGTAGTCACCCTTGATGTCTTTAGTTGGTGTGTAGGTAATTTCGTAAGGTGAACCAGAGTCCACACCACGAATTGTCTTCTGTACTGGATAAATCTTCTCATCAACTTCAAAGCAGATGCTGATTACATCGCGTAAAGCAGATGCAAAGATTGCTTGAGCTGACTTAACTTGGGTATCAAATGCACCCATAAGAGCCTGTACGCCTTGGCCAGTAACGATAGACGCGCTAACGTTGCCAGTACGTGACTCTGGGTAACGAGAACCAACTCGTAATTCCTGATTAAGGAGAGTAGATTCAGTAAATGCACCCTGTGGGATAGAAAGTTCTACACGCTTTACACCTTGTGGGTTTGATGTACGGATAACCGCATCGCCACCAAGTTGAAGCTCTTGAACATCCTGAGGAAGAACGATAGGAGATTGTACAGATTTCTCTGCAGCTTCCATAGCAAGAAGTGCAAAGCGGTTACGAAGTAACTGAATACCTAGTACATCATCGAATTGACCACGTAGTTCACCATCGATAGAAGGCTTACGTGCAATTACAACCATCATCTTACCCAGTGGGTTCTTAGCAGATGATAAAACTAAGTTATCACGGCTAGGAATAAAGATTACAGTCTGGTCTTTATCGTAGTAGCGGACCATTTCAAGCTTTGAGCTCATGTCCTGCTTGTATCCACGATAGCCTAGAAGCTCTGCCTCATGCTCTGGGAACTGAGCAACCAACTCACCAAGTTCCATATTGTAGCGCTTAGCATAAGCAACACAGCGACCAAATCGGTCAAACTCTGGATAGGCCCCGACTGGATTCTCGAGACGGATTCGAGGGAGGTTGAACTCATCGTCTAATTCTACAACGAAAGGAAGAAAGCCATAGGTTAGATACCAGTCAGCTCCAGAGTACATGTGGACCGATAGGTCACTATGTT